ACCTATAAAAGAATTGGAGAGAATTATCTTTCTGTGATGTATATGAGCTATGTTAAGTGGATAGCAGAAAATGCAGAAAAAACAGGAATTAATAATCTTCTTTTCCTTTCAAGAGATGGCTATATACTAAAAAAAGTTTGGGATATTCTGTCTTCGAAAAACCTTGTACCTCAAAATATCAAAGCATCTTATTTTCAAGTCTCAAGAAAATCACTGATTATGTCTTCAATTGTTGAATTGACTCCATCAACTATAGACTTTCTAATCAGTGGAGGGGAGAAAGGTAGAACTGTTAAAACCTTTGTAGAAAGGACAGGCATTGCAATATCGAATAACATACTTTCTAAGATAAATGCTATATTTAAAAATCCTGAATACATCATTAGCTCCAAAGATGACTACATTAATCTTAGGCAGTTATTTGGTGATTTAAGAAAGGAGATTTTAGATTTTAGTGCGCAATCAAGAGTAAACGCTATTAAGTATTTTGAAAGCTTTAAAATATTTGACGGTCAAAGTCGTACTGCAATAGTTGATTTAGGATGGCAGGGTAATATGCAGGGCGCCATAAAAAAAATCATAAACTTTGTAGAACCTAACATTTCAATTTCTGGGTTTTACTTTGGTCTGTGGCGCAATGCTCTTGGAAAATTATACTCATCAGGAAGCATGAAAGGTATGATTTGCAATGGGCTACAACATCCAGATTATGAAAGAAAATTAATTCAACTAGCTCCTTTACTCGAAGCTCTACATAGCGCCCCTCACGGCTCAGTCAAAGGTTATGAGAGTGTGGATGATGAAATTGTAGTCATACATCAAGATTATAAAACTGAAAAAAAGGTCTACGAAGATATTATCATTAACCTTCATCGTTTTGCATTGGCTTCCATTGAAAATATTGCATCAGGTAAAAGCAATTTAAATTTCGATGAGTTGAATACTAAGCTATGCCAAGAGGTTTTAGAGGAGTTGTTGGTCCTTCCTAACTCTCGTGAACTCGATGTACTAGGTAAAATACGTCATATTGATGGATTTGAGCATTCGGGAGAAGGTGTAAGTTTAGTACCATATGATGAAGAAATTCCAAAAAATGAAGATGATGCATTTAACATTCTTTCAAAATATCATTTTTGGATTCCTGGTGTTTTAGCATTTTGGAAAAAAGAGTTTGATTATAACAATCATATGGTTTTAAAAAACTTGTCTCAAAATTATAGATATTTGGGACAAGATTGGATTGACTCTCTGTATCATTAAAGCCTTAATCAATTTTAAGTCCCTATTTAGTTATTACAGTAGGGACTTATAGCAATCTATGTCCACGGGAAATAAACATTAGATTTCCAACCTATCGCAATTATTTTCACTTAAACTATTAAAATAAAAAATATTATGAAAAAACGTGTAAAGGAATATGATTTAATCAGGGTAATGTCATTCTTATTTATAGTGATACATCATTCAGTCACTGAAGTAGTATCTAAGTATGGCTTTAGTAACTGGATGTCGAATTTTTTTTTAGGTGGTGTTGGTGTTAGCTTTTTTATTATTTTATCTGGCTGTTCACTTTCCTTAAACGAAAGAAATGAAAATTTCATCAAATTTTTCCTTTCGAGAATTTCATCAATTTTACCTTTTTACTGGATAGCTTACTTACTGGTCCTTTTTTATCAATATGTGTTTAATGGTGATGCTCTTGTGGGTACAGATATATCCAAGGTGCTTATTACAGTATTTGGGCTGGATGGCTATTTAGGTTCAAAAATAAAAACATATTATTTGGTCGGTGAATGGTTTACTGGATTTATCTTGATTCTATATGTTTTCAGTCAGCCGGCTATATATTTGGCAAAAAAAAATCCACTTGCACTTATTGTTTTAGCGACCATTTCATCTTGGTTGTCAATTTTATTATCTGAGGACATTTTTAACAATTTCTTTTTATGGAATAAGGAACCGCTATGGAATCCTACATCTAGGTTAATGGAATTTAGTTTTGGTATTATTACAAGTTTATACTTATTAAAATCAAACTTTAAAATGAACATTGCAGCAACAGTGTCTGTATTTTATCTATTTTTATTATTCTTATTAAAAGTTAATCTGCTACAATTCACACTATTAGGAACCACGTTTTGCATTGCGGCCTTCATGATAGTACTAAAAGCTCTAATGTTAATCAGGTTTAACCCTCACTTTTCATGCGTAATAAATTTTCTATCAAAGTATTCATTTTTGGCATTTCTGTTTCATCACCAAGTGATAATGCAAATTTTGATAAAAGTGAAATTATTTAAAATTACATATAGCGATATTATCTATATCGTAACGGCAACAATATTTATTAGCTACTTTTTAGCCTTTGTAGCTTATAGGCCATCAATTTTTTTAAAGAATATCGTATTTAAACATCTTTTGAAGTGAGAGTTTTGGGAGTGATTATGATGAGATCATCTTATACCTCATCCATGGTTGATGTTGATTGAAATAAGCTAAACCAATGAATAAGAAGCCTGCAAAAATGCTAACCTAAAGCGATTGGCTAATGTTTAGAGCGAAAATTTTATATTAAGCTTTATATAAGTATCCAATAATTTCTTGGTGTAGAGGCCATCAATGCTACTATAAGAACGTTATTTCTAACCTATTGATACATATACTCGTCATTAATCTCATCTTTCGTAAATCTCAACAGTCAGTAGGTGTTTTATTTGATTTATTTAGCTTGCACTAAAGCATCAGAATTTTATTTCCATCAGCAGGGCTGCTGATGTCCTGAGCGCTTATTTCCAATTCTCGAGAGGGTTGCTCGCTTGTTATTAATACAGTGAAGCTTGTGATCATCAATGAGATTATTGGTAAGTAAAAAATAAAAATAAAGGTTGTACAAAAATGAGAGGGTGAGGGAATACGCATAACTACACGCATGATACTTTTATTCTATTTTTTAGTCATTAACTTGTTGCAACATTAGAGCTTTAATAATGGATAAGATAAGTTCTTTTCACGATTTGAGTTTCCATCAATTTAAGCGCCGAAATGAATTCCGGCTCGATCTATGTGCGGCTATCAAAAGTTTACGCTTATCTCATCAAATCGGTATTTATAGCGAGAACAAACCAACCACACAGCAGTTTCAATTATTCTGCGCGCAATGCTTTCCCCGCCACGCCTGCCCGCTTCGTGCATCGTTTTTAATGCATCTGCATGCCTCACCTCATACCGCGCCAGCCGTGGACAGAAGGGCGATAAGCGATCCTGTTTAGATCATGCGAAATCACGCACCTACATGCATTCTGCTGCAGCATCAAAAAAGCCACCGTAACGGTGGCTTAGTCGCAGCTCTGAAACTTCCAGGCGATCATTCTGCCTGGCAGTAAATAGCGTCTTGGTAAAATGAGGTGTCAATCGAACCGGCCATGTCACTGATCATCGACAGTGCCATTTTCAATTCATCTTCCTTGCAGTGTGCGATGAGTGATACGTCGGCTACAAATTGGATTCTGGCAACGGTCTCGCTCAGATTATCGATGTCCATCAGCTAATTAACTCCTTATCAATAAAGTACACTGTATGTATAAACAGTATCATGGCGTTAAGAAATCGTAAACCATCGTATGGCTCGGATTTGTCCGACCGATGGATTATTGAACATTAATGCTTTTTCGATGCTGAGCGGCCAATACCTCAAACCGCTGCAGGGCTGTTGAAGGTTTTCTACGCTCAACGAAAAGATGGCCGCTTGTTCCACTCCAGAATATTTGCGCGCCAACTTTGAGCTTGTGCCCCATCATCATGCGTGTAACTTCGCCTTCGGAAAGGGTAAGACGTGAGACATCATAAAAGCTGTCTCTGAGCTGCTTACGTTGATCGCGATATTTATCAGAAAGCGGCGCCTGTCGTTTTTTTTGCGGTTTTGCAGGCGTGCTTTCATGCAATCTCTTCAAAATACGTCTTCTCTCGGCACGGGTCGGCGAGCGCGTGAAGTCGATAGGGGGATCATCATCCGGCGGGGCCGTACAGTTATTGACAGAACTCCAAGAGGACGCGGACGCGTCCTTAAGGTCAACGGACAAATCAACGGCACGCTTCGGCACAATCTTCCATTGCGTCAATCTGGTTAGAATCGGCGTATCTGCGCCAGCGTCTGTGGCATACACGCCTCTGATGCGCACGGTTTCTTCACCGTAAGCATTGAGATCTTCGCTCGGTTGATACCATGTGCGCACGGCCAGTTCATCACGACGTACAAATGCACCGCCTTGTGCGTTAACGTAGCCTGCCCAATCGCCAGCATCTGCTGCGTCATGCGCAGCAGCGAACTCGATGCTGAGTCCGTGAGCGGTTTCGCTGTCGGCCATGCGACGTAACTCGCGGTAGACCGTGACCGGCGCGCCGCCGATAAACTGGAACTGGCGAATGTGCCAACGTGCTGCCCATGCCGAAACGGCTGACGCAGTTGCTTTCAGCTCTTTACCGCTCTCGTCGTCCAGCTCCCCGTCGAGCGCATAGCCATCGATATTTTTTGAGATGTATTTCGCCACATAACCGGTGGCGCTGCCTTTATCGGGATCGATAGCTTCCGCATGAAAACGCGCTCTGCGTGCCTTCTCGGTGGTAAGTTCATTGCCATCTTCGCGCCATGCATAGTCGCTGATCACCTCACGTACGCGATCAACATTTTCAGGCAGCATAAACATCAGCATGTGCCAATGTGGAGTTGCATCGTGATGGGGTTCGGCAACACGGATACCAAAGATGCGGATTTCTTCGCGATGCAGCTTGGCGCGAATTTTCTGCCACACGTTGCACAGATAACGCTGCGTGTCTGCCGGGCTGGCACCATTCCACTTGCGGTTACGATGACCGGTCTTGATAGTGGCGTGGTAGCGAGAAGGGGCAGTGATCGTGTAAAACTCGCCGACAAAGCCCATCTCGTTGCAAATATCTTCAAATCCGCGAATGCGATTCATCAACTCGCAGCGCTTAATAGCGGGATTCGACACGCTGGAATCAAACTTGTCGATTAAGCTGATCCTTTCTCCGGTTTCCTCATTCTCCAGCTCAAGTCCTTTAAGAAACTCACGCGTGCGGCGCTTTTGCTCGCGCCATTCCGACACCGTCATATTGCTGGCATAGGGCGTATGTTTTTTGCTGACGTTGGCGAGGGCGATTTGCAGATGTTCACGCCATGATGCCGCGATACGACGCAGGCGGCCTTTCCACCATTTCTCGGTTTGCATGCGCATAACCGCGGGGGTGACTTCTTCCGGATCGAATAGGCGTGATGTGACTTTTTCCCACAATGGCGGTGTCTGATTAAACTCGCGAGTGATGGTGGCGGCGGTCATGTAAATGCGGTGCGTGTATTTATAATCTGATTCGTTGTCAGACTGAGCATGCGCCTGCACCAGTTCAGCCAGGGCAAAGTTGGCAATGTCGCCAGCCAGCAAATCAACATCGGCGCGAGCCATATCCGGCAAGCGGTTAAAACGACGCATTAAC